CACCCGCGCCGCTTTGGAGAAGAAGAATGACTGACCACACCAATACCTATCCCGACCTCGCGAATGTCGAAGACTGGCTAAACGCCAAGGGCTACACGGAAGAAGCGGGCCTATGCACGAAGGCGATGGATGAAATCAATCGGCTGCGGGAGGCGTTGAAGTTTTATGCTGACGATGACAACTGGCAGTTAAATGGACCTCTTGATGCAAACAGCGGAAACTTTACAGGTGGCCCCGCAACAGCCGCATTAAAGGAGAAGGGTAAATGACTAAGAAGCAAGAAGATATACTTGATGTATGGAATACCTATGTCGATGACGAAATGTCTACCGAATACGCCATTCAATACGTCGCAGATTTAACAGGTTGCCGATACGCGGAAGTCGTTCGCGCACTCATCGCCTCCGGCACTTTTAAGGAGGTTGTAAATGAGTGACGACATTGTCGAGCGGCTAAGAAGCCTATCAATCTTGGATGGCTGGCTCCCTATGATGGAAGAAGCTGCCGTCGAAATAGACCGTCAGCGAAAGGTCATATCGGCCATGATTGAGGACTGCCAATATCTGAAAGATAAACAGATAGAAGCCGCCGATGAAATCGAGAAGCTACGGGAGGCGTTGAAGCCTTTTGCGTTGAGCGAACATAAAATCGAACGCTGGTTTGGAATGGACATTCCAGACAGTTACAACGTCGTATCGCAATGGGTAACAGTTGGCGACCTACGCGCCGCAGCCGCCGCTTATAGGGGAGAGAAATGATGACAAAAGCTCAGAGCACACAAATAGGTGGCTCACATTACACAAAGCTCAAGATACAGCCCATGGAATACTCAATGCAAAACTCCTTGGGACCAGCGGAACATACCGTAATCAAGTATGTCACCCGCTGGAAAGACAAGGGTGGCGTCGAGGACTTGAAGAAAGCTCGACACACCTTGGACCTGCTTATTGAATACACGGAGTCCAGTAGTGACCAGTAAGGTAACACGCTTCCCAACCCAAGAACCACCTCAAGAACTACCAGAACCCGCCCGCTTCCCTGATGCACCCACAGTCGAGTCAATGTTGCTCGGGAAACCTCTGCAAGCTCTCGTTCTACTCACAGTCAATACTGAAGGTGACGTTAGTCACTACATGGACGGCGTGACCACTGCTGAAGCTATCGGCATGTGTGAGATGCTGAAGCAAGCCATCTTCTTAGCTGACATGGGATACAATGACTATGACTAGCCTCAAGCTACCAGAAGAAATCGACCGCCTAGCCCTAGTCAAGAAGTTCCAGTCAGCAGACCCCACGTATCCTAGCGACAAAGAGTTTCACTACACGCTTATTCGTGAGGAGATAAACGAAGTCGCTGTAGCATACGCTGAGTTACTGAAAGAACTTACAGACCTTGAGTATGTCCTTGTGGGGGCGACAGCCAAGGGTATCCACGAGTATCCTGAAGACATCGTGAGTAACCTCTACGCCTTTGAACATCTCTATCAGGCTATCCCTGCCGCTATCCTCAACGAAGCTTTCATTCGTGTTCACAAGAGCAACATGAGCAAGCTGACTGACGGCAAGCTAGTGAAGCGTGAGGACGGCAAGATACTTAAGCCTGAAAGCTACGAACCACCCAACATGATGGAACTTGTTTGATTGCAGTATGTCATCTTCGCAAGCTACGGTAACGATAGCGTTGCGTTGATCCAGTGGGCCTATGAACACAATCTTCCCGATGTTGCTGTTGTCTACTCAGATACTGGGTGGGCTGCGGACCATTGGGAAGAGCGTGTCAAACAACTAGAACACTGGGTCACGACGCTAGGATATTCACCACACAGAACACAATCGGAGGGACTTGAGGAATTAGTAAAGCGTAAGAAAGGTTGGCCACGAAACGGGATGCAGTTCTGCACACTTGAACTAAAAATACGTCCAGCAATGAAGTGGCTTGAAGATAACGACCCAGACAAGAAGGCTACCTGTCTTGTCGGTGTCAGGCGGGAAGAAAGCCAAGCCCGCAAAAATTTCCCTGAAGTAACAGAAGAAAGCCCAAACCACGGCGGTCGTAAGCTTATGGCTCCGCTTGTTTCATACACTACGGAACAAAGAGATGAGCTACTAGCTAGAGCTAAAGTAGAACCATTACCTCACCGTTCCATGGAATGCTTTCCTTGCATCAATTCCAACAGAGCAGACCTACGTTTGCTTGCGAAGGATGAAGCAAGGATTGCCCAGGTGGAACGGATTGAGACTGAAATGGGCAACACATCCAAAGGTAAACCAAGAGTGATGTTTCGTCCCGCGAAGGTCATGGGTGCCACAGGTATACGTGAAGTCATCAAGTGGGCTGAAAGTGAACGCGGGAAATACAACCCCGACAAAGAATTTGATTGTGAAGGAGGCTTTTGCGAAACGTAATGGTAAGCACACGAGCAGAGATTGTAACACGTAGAACTTACTCAAGACCCAAAGATACCCAAGGCACCAAGTTCGAGACTTGGAAAGAGACCATAGATCGGGTCATTAGTCACCAAAGGTGGCTCTGGGAACGAGCGAAAGCCAAACCTTGGGAAGAACCAAAGTCACTTACAGCAAAGGAAGAGGAAGAGCTTGAGAAATTACGGGTTCTCTTCGAGAGCCGCAAAGCGTTGCCGTCAGGACGAACACTGTGGCTTGGGGGAACTGAAGTCGCCAAGAGACGAGAAGCCAGTCAGTTCAACTGTAGCTTCCTGCGTATCGAAACTGTGTACGACCTGTGCGACAGTTACTGGCTTTTGCTCCAAGGTACGGGCGTGGGTTTCGAGCCAGTTGTTGGGACACTGAATGGTTTTAGTAGACCTGTAGAGCTTGAAATCATCCGGTCCAAAAAGACAGACAAGGAGGACAAAGGCAACCCTAAGAACGTCGAGTGGTTCCGTGAAGGTATTCCCGTAGGTAAGGCTGAAGCACACATCAAAGGTGCTCAGTGGCACATCAGAGTTGGTGACTCGGCTGAAGCATGGGCCAAGCTTCCGGGTAAACTCTTGGCCAACAAGATACCCTGTGAAAAGCTTATCCTAGATTTCTCAGAGATACGCCCTGCTGGCACACGACTGAGCAGCTATGGGTGGATCAGCAGCGGCGATGAGCTACTCGCTGAAGCCATGACACAGATTGTTCGCATCCTGAATCTGAAGAACAATCGTCTCCTTAGTCGCATAGACATCTTGGACATCATGAACCTGCTTGGCTCAACCCTGAGTAGCCGTAGGTCTGCTGAGATTTGCCTTGTGCCTTTTGGTGACCCTGAGACCTATGACTTCATCAACGCCAAGAGTGACCTAGCTGCTACACCGTGGAGAACTCAGAGCAACAACACGCTTCTCTTTTACCACAAGCCTACACATGGTGAACTGACGAAGCTATTTGAGACTATGGTTGCTAATGGTGGCTCTGAGCCGGGGTTCTATAACGCGCAGAGTGCGCTCAAGAGAGCACCTTGGTTCAAAGGGACCAATCCGTAAATCTATGCGGATTCAAAACCTCATCTGATTGACTTGGAAGCCGGACACACGGCGACAGGGCGCAAGCTGGAGAAATCCTTGCAGCGTGAGAGACTGAGCGATGAGGACTTGGGCTATAGCTCAGGTATGCGACAGTCCAGCGCACAGTAGACAGGTGTATGTCGTCTACAGTGTGAAGGTGGAGAAATACTACTCGCCAACCACAGCTTCTGTAACCTCATGGAAATCGACCTTGCATCCTTCAACGGAGCCAAGGAAGAACTCTATGAAGCTGCAAAGCTAATAGGCCGCGCAAATTACCGACAAACATGCGTCGTACTTACGGATGGCATATTGCAGCGGGTATGGCACGAGAACAACGAGTTCCTTCATTTGTGTGGTGTAGGCATCACAGGCATTGTCGGGTGGGAACATCTGATGGAGCCGAGGGAACTTAAGGAAGTCATGAAGGCTGCTGGTCGTGGAGCCAATAGCATGGCGACTGAGCTTCGGCTCCCGTTGCCCAAGGCTATTACCACAGTGAAACCTTCAGGCACCCTATCCAAAATCATGGATACGACTGAGGGTGTCCACAAGCCTCTGGGTCGCTACATCTTCAACAACATTAAGTTCAGCATCCATGACCCTATTGTGCCTAAGGCTAAGGAAGCTGGATACCGTGTGTTTGACGATCCATACAACAAGGATGCTGTCCTAGTGACATTCCCTGTTGAGTATAGTGAAGTCGAGTTCACTGAGGTTGACGGTAAGTCGGTGAACATTGAGTCAGCCATTGAACAGCTAGAGCGCTACAGGTGGACCATGGACAACTACGTGGAGCATAATTGCTCCATAACGGTGTCTTATGATCCATCAGAAGTCCCCGGTATCATTAGTTGGCTTCTGGATAACTGGGATACCTACGTGGGCGTCAGCTTCATCCTACGTAATGACCCCACGAAGACTGCTGAGGACTTAGGGTATGCCTACCTTCCACAGGAGGTTGTCACCAAGGAGACCTATGACGCCTACGTGAAGACCCTGAAGAAGCTAAAGCTGGTGGACAGTCTGGAAGAGCTTCAGGACGAAGGGTGCTCTACAGGGGCGTGTCCTATTCGATGACTCTCAGTCGAAAGGAACGGAGGCGAAACCTTCGTGAACAGAGGGCGGCGGCGGGTTTTCCTGCCGCTCCCCCTGCCCCACCGTCCCTAGTGACCATTCGTCCCATGACCATCAACCAGAACCGGGTGTTCAAAGAGTTCAACCGGGGGCAGCATCTGGTGCTCCATGGTTACGCCGGGACTGGTAAGAGCTTCCTGAGCCTCTATCTGGCTTTGCATGAAGTCATGGACAAGAAGACCTATAAGCGGGTCATCATAGTCCGGTCAGCAGTCCCTAGTAGAACTCAGGGTTTCCTGCCGGGAACTGAGGAGGAAAAGGCTGCTGTCTATGAGGCTGCTTACACGGCCATTGTGGACGACCTGTTTGGCAAGGGTGGGACGTATAGGAAGCTGAAGGACCAGAAGCTCATTGAGTTCACCACGACCTCCTATCTGCGTGGGCTGACCATAGACGATGCTATCGTTATCATCGACGAGGTCCAGAACATGATAGACGGGGAGATTAACACGGTGATGACCCGAGTCGGTCAGAATACCCGAGTGATTATCTGTGGTGACTTCAGGCAGAACGACCTAGCCAACAAGCGGGAGGAGAGTTGCATACGGTCACTTATGGACACCGTGTGGCGTATGGCTTCCTTCAGTATCGTTGAGATGACCCACGACGACATTGTGAGGTCAGGACTCGTGAAGGAGTGGATACTGGCTAGGGAATAGCCCCTAGATGACTCAGAAATGACTCAGGAGAGGCTTAGGGCTACCTAAAGCTACTACCCTACCTAAAAGCGTTAAAACCGATAGCAGACCCTTGGTTGGCCCTTGGATTCGCTATCGGTTTTTTCGTTCTTATCGGCCCCTCTAAGGGAGTCATTTAGGTTGATGGCTGGTCATCTGGTGGACCCAAGCGACTAGCTGGTCCCAGTTGAGCCACCCGAGGACGGTGGTCGCCACGAACAGGAATGTCTTTCCTGCATTGTAGGCCACCTTGGCTGTTACGTCTATCTCAAGCTGCCTGTGGCCAATAGCGTCCAGCTTCTCATCTATGTCGGATAGGAGTTGCTGGAGAGTGTCTAGCTTGGTCTCAAGGATAGCTATTCGT